ATGAATTTCTTTAATAGTACCAAGTGCACTAGATACAGAACCTTTAACAGTTTCTCCAAGTATAAATTTATTATTTAAATCATCATCAGTATCAGCAGCTAAGTATTGATATTTTTGTATACAATATTCTTCTAATTGAGAAAATTTCATAGGCCAGTCATCCCATATATTTTTTATTTGTGGGTTAAGCAATAAGAATGTCCAATGGTAAATTTCAGTATTGTATAATCTTTTCGACATAATATCTGGCCTTTCACCATCTATAACTTCTACTGTTTGATAATAACCGCTACTATCCATTACTTCATCACTAACTTTTGCTTTAGCTGTTAAATTTTTCATTACATCTAAAGTACCTTTACCATCTATATCTACTACTACACTTTTTATATTTTTAAAATACATTAGAATCCTGCCTCCACATCGTGTTTATATATTGGAACAATTTCTTTAAGCGTTACTGTTAAATTAATTTCAACTGGTGAATTATTATGCTTAAAGTATGAAGCATTATTTGGATTATATGTAACACCCACACTCTCTATAACAAGTGGAGGTAATTGAATCATATCTGCTGCACCATGAAATGATACAATAAGATGGTCAGGAACTGATATTCTAAGCGCATCCTCTCTTTTAGCATGAGCCGCCATTCTAAATTTTTTAATAATATCTACAGCTGACTCAGATTCATTTTCATTATCAGGTAAAAATGTCCAGTTAAATGTAAAGTTTCTCATACCAGTTGATTGATATGCCATATATTCATGTGGATTTAAAAGATAACCAGTATGTCTTTGTGTTTCAGGACCTATAACTTGAGCAGCACCAGCACCACCTAAAACACCAGTACCCTTTCCGAGAATTTTAGATATAGATTTTGGCATCCACTTTTTGTCTTCTCCTGCTTCAACCAACCAACCTAAACCACCACCCATAGCACCCAAAAATGTAGATGATGTTGCAGAAGTTGCATTTACCTTATCCATTTCATCAGCCCCTTGTAATATTCCTGCAATTTTTCTTGATTCTTCGTTATATACTATGGTATCATTAATTGCAATATCAGTAGGCATATATAAAGCAATTGACCCACCATATACTCTTTTTGCTTTATCAAAAATATCTTTCCAAGAAGAGCCTTCCAAGTCACCACTCGTAACACCTGCTGCATCAGCAAATTCTTTTCTTGCTTCAGTACGCCAATTATAAAATACTTGTGCTTTTGCATCTTTAAAGGCTTCGGTTTCACCTTTTACATTATTCATTTCTTCAATATTTTGGCCTAAAGCTTTACTTGCTTCTTTATTCTTGTCATTTGCTTCTTTAAACTTGTCTAATTTTTCTTCACTTATTAATTCTAAAAATTCAAAAAACATAAAAGGTTCATATGCTTCTTCATCAATACCACGCTCAGGGGTTTTATCGCTATTCCTTAGTTTAGCATATTCACTAGATTGATGGGTATTATAATTAATTACACTATTAAAATCTTCACCAACACTTTCTGGATATTTAAGATTTACTACATCATCTGCTAAGAAATGCTTTCGACGTTCTCTTTTTCTTAGGCCAGTGTCACCCATCTTCCTTGTAAGGCCATCTTTGAATTTTCTTACTCGTCTTGTGTTAGACCCACCACTTCCATACGGTGGTTCAATCCTACCAAATCCTTGTTCTATATCTACTGTCTCAAAAGCCATAATAGTTCCTTTATTCGTATAATAGTTATTTATACGAATTTATATAAATACTACCATGAAAAAGACATATTCTGGCTCTTGGAAGCCAAAACACCCTGAAAAATATGCTGGTAATATTAATACTATACATTATCGATCGTTATGGGAACGTAATACATTTAGATATTTAGACAAAGCATCATGGGTTAAATGGTGGCAATCTGAAGAAACTGTTATAGGTTATATATGCGCAACAGATAATAAACCCCATAGATATTTTGTTGACATCACTATAAGAACTAAGAGTGGTCGTACACTATTAGTTGAAATTAAACCATCAGCACAAACTAAACCACCTAAACGTAAAAAACTTACTGAAGCATTAACATATATGAAAAATGTTTCTAAATGGACATATGCTAGAAAATATTGTAAAGAACGTGATTATGAATTTCAAATATGGACTGAAAAAGAATTAGAAGCTTTAGGTATACGTACAATGACCTTAGGGTTTAAAGCTAGTAAAACAAAGACGGGTAAAAGAATATGGAAATCTTTTAAAAAAATGGTATAAATATAGTTATGAATAAAGAAGAAGATAACGATGGCAAATTAGAATTGTCCCTAAGAATACTTGGGAACGAAATAATAGGCTTTCAAATGATAGTAGATGATTTTAAAATGAAGTGGATGCTAGTAGGTTTGGTCGCTATAGGAGCTATCTCATGGATAATGGTACAATTCGGACCTCAATTAATGGAGACATTTAGTGGCTAGTTTATTTGATAAGTTAGAATCAGAAGCATTTCGTAAAGGAATACAGGCAAGAAGTAAAGAAGCTGCGATATGGTTTGAAAAGAAAGCAAAGAAATTAGGTCCATTAGGTAAGAATGTTCTTAAAGATGATAGGTTAACAATAAAAGATGATACTAGAGCAGGTGACATGGTTATGTACACATATAATCCAAAGCTTAAAAAGACTTTGCCTTATTATGATACGTTTCCATTAACTATTATTGTTGGTGCTGCTAAAGATGGTTTTTATGGTATTAACTTACATTATCTACCACCTAAAGTTCGTGCAATCTTTTTAGATAATTTAAATAATATTGCAAACAATCAAAAGTTTGATGCAACAACTAAACTTAAAATTACGTATAACCTACTAAAAGCATCTAAATCATATAAATACTTTAAACCGTGTTTTAAACATTATTTGACGCAACATGTATCTTCAAGAATAATGAAAGTAAACGCAGCAGAATGGAATATAGCTATATTTTTACAAACAGCTTCATTTAAGAAAGCTACTGAAAGTAAAGTATGGCAAAACTCAAGGAGCCAATATTAATGCCAACAGTAGATGATATGATAGGAATAATTACCAAACGTGGTGGTATAGCACGTGGTAATAGATATAAAGTTCATATTACACATCCCCTTAAAATGACATCAGGTCAACCAATGATACCTGGTAATGTTTCTGGTTCGCCATTTCAAGGTTTAATACCTAAAAAAGAATCTTCGAAAAATAATGAAGAAAGATTTAAAGAATTTGTCACAGATGGATATGATACATATTTATTATGCTCAGCTGTTACACTTCCAGGTAAACGTATAACTACTACAGAAGCTACACATAATCATCATCTTGCAAAAAAACCATATTCAATGATGACAGATGAAGTTAGTATGTCATTCTTATTAACACAAGATTATTATATGAAAAAATATTTTGATATCTGGCAAGAAATGATTATTGATAGTTCAGGTGCTCATTATAAGACAATGTATAAAGATGAATATTCTGCTGATATTGAAATTCAAGCGTTATATGGAAATGATACTGACCAAATAGGATATGGAATGAAATTAGAAAGAGCATATCCTATACAAGTAGCAGCAATTGAATTAGGAAATGACCAAGAAGGTTTAATGCAATTAACAGTTACATGGGAATATGATAATTTTAAAATGACAGATATTGAGGAAGGTATGGAAGAAATTCGTAATCAACCAGCAATTTCTAAACATTTGAAACATTCAAACCCAAAAGAACGAGACTTAAATACAGACCCAGCAGTAAAAAGACAGTTAAAAGGTAAAAAAATTATACCACCAGCTAGTACATCACCGGCTGGAAGTGGTATAATACCAGCAATACCTAAAACAGCTAAGGTTTGGAAAGGTCCTAACACTGGACCGCCAGGAAGATAAAATAAATTAAAATAATGGAGAAATAATGATGCTACCACAAATAGCAACCCCAAAGTATGATATGATTGTGCCCTCAACAGGTAAAAGTATAACATATAGACCATACGTGGTTAGAGAAGAAAAGATTCTATTGATTGCAATGGAATCTCAAGATGAGAAGCAAGTTGAAACAGCAGTATTAAATGTTATTAAAGAATGTGTAGAAACTGATATTAATGTAGATGATTTAACTACATTTGATGTTGAATATATATTTGTAACTTTAAGAAGTAAAGCAGTTGGTGAAGGTATTAAGTTATCACCTAAGTGTGACCATTGCGAAGAACTTTATGAAGTAAAACTTGATTTAGAAGAAATTAAAATCGCAAATCTTGAAGAAGCAGTAGATAAACATATTAAATTAACTGATGATATGTCTCTTGATGTAAGATGGCAAACAATGAAAGATAGAAATAAACAGTTAGCAGATAAAAGTGAAACACAAACTGTTATTAATATGATTGCTACTTCGCTTGATACAATTTATAGTGGTGAAGATACATATGCTGTAAAGGATGCTACAGATAAAGAAATACATGAATTTGTTGAAAGTTTAAATACTGACCAATTTAATAGTATCGTAGAAATATTATCGAAAGCACCATACTTAAGTTATGAGGGAACACACATATGTAAGAAGTGTAAGGGAGAAAATAAACTTACTTTAAATGGATTAAATGATTTTTTTTAATATCCCTTTCTCATAGTAGTATAGCGAGTTATTATAAATTAAATTTTGCGTTGATTCATCAACACAATTTTAGATTAAACGAATTAGATGATATGATGCCGTGGGAAAGGGAAGTGTATGTTAACCTTTTACAGCATAGTATTAAGGAACAGAACGAAAGGAATAAAAATGGCTAAAGATTCACAATCATTATTGTTACAACAAGTTATAGACCAGCTTAAACAGCTGAATATAGCTAGTGCGACAGATATGCTCAGGGAAGCTGAAGCATTAAAACGTGCTGAGAAATTAGCTCAAGTTAGTGAAGTTGCTGCTGATTCAAGTGAGTTGATGGTTAGTGATAATAAAGACTTTATGCGAAGATTAATCGCTGGCCAAGCTGGTGCATTATTAAATGAAGAAAACTATGCTGAACCTGGCCGCGAAAGGGCAAGAGCTCTTCAAGCAAAAATGAACGCGCTTTTAGATAGTGACCAATTTCAGCAGCGGGCGCAGACAGAAGGTATTATCGCAATAAATTTTTGGACTAGAAATATATACGAATTTTTAGTAGATAACAAAGCTACTAGTGAAAAAACTAATGAAGCATTGAATGAGCTTTTAAACCATCATCGAGATAGAGTTAATGAATTAAATCAACAAAGAAATACAGATAAGCGAGATGAAACAGAAGCTCAGCATGAAGCTGCGAAAGGTGCTGGAGGTGCCGGTGGTCGTGGTGTACTAAATACTAGTACAGGTGAAGTTAATGATGAGGGTTGGGAAATAGGAACTAGTGAAGCAGTCATTGGTGGTGGAATATTAGGTATGGCCATTACAAAAATGAAAAAATGGTTTGGATTTGGAACTAAGTTTGGTTTTAAAAATGTATGGAAGCTGAGAATAGCTGCCCTTGGTGCTGCAATGTTTCCAAACGCAAAGTTTGCAAAATTTGTTGGACCTATAAAACCTACAGATGCGGCTAATCCAAGAAAATGGGGACTCCTTTTAGCAGGAATTATTGCTGGAACATTTCTTGCGTATGGAACAGATATATTGGGAGATGATGAAGGAGAGCTTGGCGATGATGTTATGCCTGGAGAAAATACTACAGTTATCCCACCAGTACTTTCTTCTACTATAGATACGTTTTTTACTACTATGGCAGTTGCTGGTCTTTTAAGTAAAGCTAAATGGACAAAGACTATATCAAATAGAGTTAGTACAAAAGTTAAAGCACAATATAAAGCTGCGCATGCAAAAAATCCTAGAAGTATGATGGGTAGGATGTGGGCGAGTAAAGGATTTCAAGCAGGTTTTAAATTAACTGGAAGAAGCTTATTGAGATTTATGGGTCCTTGGGGAATGGCAGCATGGATGGCTTGGAGTATTGCTGAAATGGTAATAGAAAGTAATGCACAAACTGCGGCAGTTGCTGAAGAAACTTTAAAAGAAGTTGAAAATGATATTACTTCCGGTGATATTGAAAGTATATTCGATACTCCAGAAATTACTGATGCGTTATATGTAACTAAACATACTGGACCTATGAATTTCCAAAGTTCTGCTATTAGAGCTGAAATGAAAGCAAGAATATTACGATTAATGACAGGTCGAAGCAAAGATGACCAAAAGCGATTTAAAGGAGAATTGATGGCTTTAGGTTGGAGTTCTTGGGATATTGACCAAATAATTAATAGAGCAAATGGACAGGTACTACCCACATCACAATATAACTGGGAAAGAAAGATTAGACCTGGGAAAGATGATGGCGAGATTGTTGTACTCGATACAAGTCAAAAAATAGGTGACACTAATTATTTTGTTAATCAAACAACCCAATATTATGATGCCTCAGGATTTAACCAAGAAGTACATCCTATGACTGGTAATGCTGGTGTAGGAAAAGGTGGAATTGCACCTTTTAGTTGGTGGGTACCTCTGGGCGAGGGTGTCATAAAATAAAAAACCCGCCTTTCGACGGGTTCTCAGATTTAACTATTAAGCTTCAGCTGCTAATTTAGCAAAATAACTCATTGTATCATCTTCAGCCTCAGCTCGTTGAACTGGGTCTGCCGCAACTGCAACAGGGTCACGAACATCATGTGGTCCATCATTAAATGGAGAATCATCTTCAATCGATTCTGCCATTGCTGATTTCTCTTTAGAAGTTCCAGCATCCTCACCTAAAACCCTAGTTAACTTAAGGTTAAGCTCACTATAAGATTTAAATGATTCTGGGTCTGTAAACTCTTTAAGAGAATGTTGTTGGTTGTAAATACCTTCCAACACACCATCATCTGAATTAAGGACTTCTGGCTTACCAAATTCAGATCGGTCATAGTTACGGAATCCCGCAACTTGAGCAATCTTCATTTTAAAGTTAGCTCCTTTCCACATATCAAATGGATTAACAGCAGTTTCATCTTCATACTGAGGTTGCATGCTGCTCATAATCTTTTCAAAGATTTTAGCACCATAAGTATATAAGAATACCTTGCCATTATTTTCTGGACTTTCAGGGTCAGAAACAACATAAATATTTGACACATAATGTAAGCGACGCTTACGTTTACGTGCAGTATCTTTATCTGCTTCAATACCTGTATTCCAAAGTTTTGAATTACTTTCAGAAACCGGGTCGTCCTTACTAATGGTAGTCAGCGATTTCTCAACATACCATTGACCAGTAGGTCCTTGAAAGAAATGGTCCCAATACTTAGCCCAAGGTAAGTCATCACCTTCGACAGTTGGTAGGAATCGAATAACGGCATATCCGTTACCTGCTTTATCTACCGTGGGTTTCCACATACGATCGTCGCCGTATGATTGTTTTTGGGTGGCGCTTTCAGCTGCACCAACTAATGCACTCATATCATTAGCTTTAGCTTTTAAGTCTGCGAAACTCATTTTACATCTCCTTTAAAAATTTATATTAATTTATATTTCTTTGTATCATTATATATTATACCATACTTTTCACAAAAGTACATACGTTATTTGAAAATATTTAATATAATCATTCTCATTTTAAGGTCATCAAACTTTAAAAAGGATTGAAAATTAGATATTTTCTTATATAAGTCAGGCCAAAGAATAGTCTCACTTATATTTGAATTAGCTTCCTCAATAAAACCAGTAAGCTTATTCAATATACATACAGTCTCTAATGAAACTGTACCTTCCAAATATAGATGGATAATTTTTGGATATGTTTCTTCTATTTCCAAAAGTTTATCAAATCCAATATCTGAAATTTCTTCTAATTCGTTTTTTAACAAATAACTAATACTATCTATACGTTTTAAGAATTGGGTGTATGTTTCTTCGTCCCTAATCATATCACCTGTAAATTTATTTCCAGCTATTTGATGAGCTGCAAAGTATAATATGATATCATCTCTATTCTTAAATCGTTTACCAATTTTTGTTAACTGAAATTTATCTGGTCTTTTCCAATATGTTTTTTCAGTTATGTTAGTTTTAAAATTATACTTCCAACAATCATAAGTTCCATTAAAGTGTAAGTTGATTGCATGATGTAGTATAAATGCTTCATATCCGGTCATATAGGTAATGTATATGAGGGATTACCACCCTGTAATAAATTGAGTTCTTTTGCTTCAAACTCTACGTGTTGAATAATTTCTTTTGAGATAAGTTTTTTACTATCCCTTAAATCAATTTCATTCTTTTCACATACATCTATAATAGCATCAATATATGGACAATTTTTATGTGTTCTAACATAATTTTCTATCAGTCTAGAAAATGATTTTTTATTAAGTTCTTGTCCATCTATCATTTTCTATATCCATCTGCATCATATGCCGGAGCAAGTGTTTGATGATAAATCCGATGTTCTTCATTCTCACCATAAAAATCAAATGGGTACATACCATCTCGTAAGTACTGGTTTAACCCTCTCACATATGCTTGAACAGAAACCATCTTAGCTAAAGCACCTCGTTCATTTCGTCTTACAGCCTTCCTCAAGTCATTAATTTTCTCTTTGTTGACCTTTAAATAGTGTTTAACATTAACGACAGATAATCCATGGTCATCATCCAATGCTAATACATTAGGTGCTACATTTTTATATGTAGCCGGTTTTTTTGCTGCTCTTGCTTTTGCTAAATTTTCTGCAGCAGCCTCACGTTGTGCTTCACTCATCTTACGTTTAACCATGTTTTACTCCATTAAGTTATAATATAAGTATATTATATCATAGTTTAGGTGGATTGTACATACGTTGGTAAATTCTTTTTCGGTCTTTCCATGAAATCTTCTTGGCCCAAAATTTTAAGATATTCAATATTTTTTTTATCCCATTCATGATATGCTTTCGAAAAAGACTCACCATTAATACCAAATTCTTTTTCAACCCATTCACCTGAAAACATTTCTTCAAATGAATATAAACTTTTTTCAGAACACCACTCAGGATAATTCTCTTTTAATAGCTTAATATAATTTCTTTCTTTAGGTCCAATTTCTAAAAACTTATGCCATGCACTTGAAATTTTACATTTACCAAGAAGGTTAATATAATATACCCAATCTTCTGGTACTTGAATAATTATTTTTGCTTTTGGTAATAATTTTGGAATCCAATCAAAAACTCGATGTATGGGTATAAAATAAGGTTTATCTTGTTTTGAAAATTCTTCTTGATAATGATGAGAAATAGAATAATAATTTGATATCCAATATTTATTCATAGCATCCCCAAGGTCTTCAATACTATTTAATTTTCTATCACCATAAGAACTCTCAAGAAAAAAGAATTCACATAACATAATATCTTTAAAGTTTGCTGTACTAGGATTACCTAAAAGACTTTCATTACTAACTACCTCATCATTTTTAAATGACTTTAATAAATCTGAATTATAGAAATACTCATTGCTACCTACATGATTGCCAATAAATTCTCCACCAGCTCCACCACGATAACTATAAAATATCAATTTATGTTGATTATTTTCTAGCCATTCTTGCCATTCTATAGAATTTTTATACACTATCCTTTATATATTTTTAATATTTGACCTTCAAATGCTTCTACCTTAT